TCTTGTTTGACTTAGAAACAGAAGAAGAGGACGACATCTTTAACGCACTGGTATACTCTTACCTCCGGCGGTCATGTAAACCACTTGCAGTTTAAAAATCCGGCACAGGACGTTTTGTGTAGGACAACAAACGCGACTTGGCACCTTTGTAGTAGTTTCGGTATGCAATCACCGGGTCATTGTTCTTGAATTCATCGGGCATGGCGAGGCGAGGCAGCGTCCATCCAATGTTCACGAGACCGCGAGGAGAATGTGCGATGAGCCACTCGAGATGATGTTGTGTCTTATGCGTCTTACCGTATCGGTATGTGTACTCTTCGCAGAGTGCAAGACCTAGACGGCACAGCCATGCATAGTTCGCTAATGATTCGCGGACCCATCGTGCGGAAGGATGATTAGGATGTGTCTTTCGGTAGGCTCCATCTGGAAGGGCAGATTCGTAGACCCAATGTGCAGTATACAACAGCTGTGCTGTCTCTAGGATCATCTTCACCACATGTTTATCACAGTGAAGGCGAGCCGCTTCGGTCGGGTCGAGAGAGAGGAAGAAGATATTCATGATGCCACCTGTTTTCCTGGTGTGCGGAAATCCATTTTAACTGCGCATATAATAATGCGTACGAAAACAGTCCTTCTATTGATCTTTGCATTGATTGTCGCCTATGTTATGACCCGCCCGCGTGAGGGAATGTGTGCAGCCACTGCACAGCTCACGTCGAACGCGATCAGGAAGGCATGTGAAGATCAGCATGGTGTGTATGACGAAACGACGAACACCTGCAGCTGTCCAAACGGGACCGTCTAACATCGATACAGTGCAGATACCATCAGAAACACAATGTCATAGGACTGAATGTCTGTCAATGCAATCGTTGCCAGATTTAACGAGTTGATCATGTATCCAATATTTGACGTAAATGCGCCCGTTGCGCCACGTGAGCAGAGTGCGAGTAATCTCTGATTAGGTTTTGGCATGTTCTGTAGATCGGCAATCAAGATGCGGAACATCGTCCGCAGGTTCGCATGGCACAAGTCTGCAAACTGTTCTGGATGTGCATCCTCAAACCCAAAGCTGCGAAAGATATGTGTAAGAACCGTCCATCTTCGTACGACATTCTCAGCAAGATCTTTAGTCGGTGGAGGCACATGCATTTTCCATCGTCGACGATATAAGTGCATCTTTCGCAACCTAGCGAGATCAGCGTGATCAAAAGGAACCTTTGTATACGGATTTATAGGAGTGACGGATCGAATGATCCACTCCCACGCAGTCCCAAAATCAAACCACCAGATCTTCCCAGCTTCCTCGATACCAAAGTAATCAAAAGGATGCTGACGGTCTTTCGATTCCATCGTCATCAGGTCTTCGTCATTCACACAGCCTTTGCGCTTCAATACGCCCGGACCAGCCCATGCAAGTCGCCTACGTACACGCCATCCGCGATAGACAGCCTGTACTTTTGCAAACCGTTCAATCTTTGAGCGATTCACATGACTCCAAATTCTGGGGAACTTTGCCCTGGCATGACGGCCACAGAATGCATGTCCTGTCATTGACTGTGATGGGCATTGATCGGTTGAGTTTTTGTTACGGACAGAAGCGCACTGTGGCATTGCTTATCTTGTAGAGAGTCTTGAAAACTGGAAACGTGCGCCGAAAACGAATCCGGTGTCCGGCACGGTAATGGATCTCACAACAATCAATATGGCTACCTCTGCAATCATTCCTTCTGAGAACCTGGACATCAACCGCGTGGTCATTGGCGAGATTCGCAACAACAAGGCTGGAGGCAAGACCGTTCCCATCAAGTACAATGGCGCTCCCCTGCAGGTTCGTATCCCCCGTATCCACTACCCGGCTGGTCTCATCGTTCGCGAGGACGAGAAGTCTGGCCAGCGCAACTACACGATGCTCGCTTCGCTGAAGGGCTGCGATCCGTATGCGAAGGAGCGCTCAACGGACGGCACAGAGGTTGGACAGTTCTACAACTTCCTCACTGACCTGTCTGAGAAGATCGTGCAACACTCGATCGCGAACAGCGGCAAGTGGTTTGGCAAGTCGAAGTCGGAGGCCGTTCTCCGCGAGACGATGAAGCCGATCCTCACGCCGAGCGTGGAGAAGATCAACGGTGAGTGGGTGCCGAACGGCAAGTATCCGCCGTCGCTCCGCATGAAGATCTCGATCTGGGATGGCCAGGTCGGGATGGACGCGGTGGACGCGAACGGTGCAACGATTGAGCTGACGGAGAGCAATCTCGAGCAGGTCTTCGCCAAGCGTGTCGAGTGCCGCATGGTCCTGACGCCGAGCATCTACGTCACGGGCACTGGCTTCGGTGTGACGTGGCGCGTCGTTCATGCAAAGGTGTTCCCGCCGTCGCGCGTCGGTGCGAAGGCTGCGTTCGCCGACATCAAGGAGCCTGATGAGCCGGTCGAGGAGAAGCCTACTGAGACGACTGAGGAGGATCTTGAGGCTGAGGCTGAGGCTGAGGCTGAGGAGACGGCTCGGGCTGTGACTCCTCCGGCTGCACCTGCACCTGTGGCTCCGGCTGATCCGAAGAAGGCTCGTCGGGCAGCTGCGGTTGCGTAAAGCCAAGTAACGACCAAACAGAAGACCTGCTAGGAGGCAGGTACACAATCATACGATCATCAATAAACCAAATCTTTTCCTTTTCGGGGAACGTCAGTGTGCGTTCACTACTACATGCAGATGAAGTAAGAGATACGTAGTTACATTTTTCACATGCATGAACCGATGGCTGCTTCACAAGCATCTCAGGTGTTACAATACGAATCGATCCACGCAGACACCGCTCGAGGAACTGCATGGGTGTAGTCCATCCCTCTGCAAGAAACTGCTCATAAGAATGCTCGGGAAGACGTGACCAAATAGAATCAGACTCGGTCCATCCATCTTCCTGGAGAAGAGTTCCAAATGGAGTCTCCTTGTACCATAACAGCGATACATCACCAGGATTCTCAAGTTTGTGCTCAGACACGCCAACCCTATCGAGTTCTTCATCGTACAACCAGTACACATTTGCATGTGAATAGGTTGGATCACGTGCGCCACGAAAAACCTGGCGACCTCCCATCGTCCACAGATCTGAGACGATGTTAAGATCATGCTCTGTAATGTCAGCGCTCACGGGATAGACAACCGTTCTGTCAATGGTAGACAACATCCCTTAATCAAATGTAACCTTTACCGTCACGTCGTGGATACGCACGGACTTTGTAGCTGAACGGCTCAACTCATGCCTCTTGCGGCGCTCACCGTCCTTCGGCTGAATCACCTGCGAATAGGTCTCCATGTCTGCGTGGATCTCATCATAGTTTGCATCTAGGTAATCAAGAACCTCGTCCTGAATCGCCCACTCAAAGAAGTTCAGCTGTCCAACCGTTGTATCGAGACCGCGAAACTGAATACGCTTCCAACGGCAGAACGGGTCGAACATCTTCTTGTTGTAGGCCTTTAGATGTGACTTGTAGACCAGATAAACGATCACATGACGATTTGACTTCGTCATATATGAGACATTGTACTTTTTAGAGTAATTGGTCACAAACCAGTCCAAAAGACGCAGACTGAGACGCGACTTACCGGAGAGAACCTCCTCGATTCTGCGAAAGTGGTCGGGATTTCCATAAAAGCCTTCAAGACGGCGAAGAACCCATTGTTCCTTGCTTTGAATCGTCTCCATACTGATTCTGTGTTTCAGCACTGAAAATGAGTTTTCCTGTACGACGCATAAAGAAACGCAATGGAATGTGTTGTTCTCGAATGGCTTCGGGAACCACCGTATACTCGTGCAAAGAAGAGACTGAAGCCTTTGATCATGCTTCTTACCCTTCTTGTACCTTCTCTTACCTACACAAAGGCTAGACGCGTAGTATTTGCTGCATTCGAGGAGGCGATGAAGGGTGAGCTAGGACACACGTGGATGCGTGACCGTTGTGTGCGCAGAACGATTAGAGACTATGGACAGAACGACCAACGCACAACACAGTGGCATGCCAAACGAGGTGAGATGATCACGGGATCTGAGGTGTGGAAGGTGTTTGCTGGCGGTGAGGCTCGGAGATCTCTTATGGTCGGAAAGCTTATTCCTCAACAGAGCATATCCTCTGGACCCATGATCTGGGGAACGCGATTCGAACCGATTGCAAAGGAGCTCTATGAAAACGAGACGGGATGCAAGATTGTCGATGTCTCCTGTGTACGGCACCCAGTGTATTCGTTTCTAGGCGCGTCTCCGGATGGTCTTATCTTCCCAGTAAACACTGATGTTCGTAGGAGAGGCCGGCTCATAGAGTTCAAGTGTCCCTTTTCCCGGCCAGAGTCTGAGGGTATCCCAAGCGAATACGTGCACCAAATGCAGATGCAGATGGAGTGCACGGGGATTGATGAGTGTGAGTATGCAGAGTTCAGGTTCAAGAAGGTATTCTCCTCCGAGTGGATTCGTTCGACTGCGACGAAGGGTGTCTTTGCAGTCTTTGACGATGAAACGGTCAAGTACAAGCCGTCAACGGTAGATCTTTCTGCGTGGCAATCGGAGATTGGTGAAGCGCAGTTGGTGTATTGGATACTGAACTCGACCAAGAAGGCATTCCTACCACGTGATCCTAACTGGATTACCAGCCATATCGGTGAACTACAGTCGACATGGGATGAGGTTCTCCGTCATCGTGAGGCTGGAACCATGCCAACCTCTTCTAAGGCAGTTACACTTGACATTTGATGACGCCGGGAAAGTAATAGCCTTCTGTTGCATGGTGTGCATCACGGTACCAGCGATCAGGCATAACAATTTTTCGATTTGGGTTCAGGAATGCACCCCACCATGAGAAGGAAGAGTTTGCGCAGATACCTCCTGCACATTGGCTCATGAGATAGAGTGTGTCGATCTCTGGTTCCATCACGAGAGTAAAGGTAACATCTTTCAAGAATGGGCGTGATAGTGCATAGTTCACATCATTGGTTACGAGAAAGAAGTGAGCACCCGGAAAGAGTGCAATCGCTCGCTCGTAATACCCATCAAGTCCGATGTCATGGTAGACATTGCCAACATAGTCTCCGCCACGAATGTGAAGGAAGACACCTTCGTGAACATTCTTGTACCGAGTCAGTACGTCTCTAGGAAACCAAAGTCGCTGAATAAAGTCCTGGTCAACATACCGCCAGTCTTGGAAGTATCCGTGCATCTCAGGATTTAGTGCGCGGAAGAGAAGTGGCGCCCAATTCGTATAGGACAAACTTGTCTCATCCACGCGACTCTGAGGACGTAGAGAAGAATGAAGTTGACGAAACCCCTGAAAAATGGTATCGAAGTAAGATACCGATGAATGCGGTGATGGGTTCGCAAGTGACTGAATATAGGGACTGCGATGAGTTTTCCTCGCAACATGAAAGAGTGCAGCAAGTTGAAATAGCTGGTTTCCAAGTCCACCCATAATATGCACAGTAATGGGTGGCATTTTATCTATTACAGATTCATTCTATAAGTGTGACGATGATCCTGATACTCCTGTCTAATATCACTAAAATCGGGACGTTGATACGTTAATACTGGAATAGGAGCATACCACGCCCCAGTAAGCATCAACGGTTTCCAACATTGGTCTGCTCCGTATTTATATTCATCATGTGTAGCAGTCAATGCAGGAAGGGCCTTCTCATAGCACTCCAGTAAGGTTGGTATGTACGGCCCATTGATCAGATATGCGGTTGTAGTTTGTCCAGATATAAGCCTGTTTGAATTGGGCATGATTCGTTCTGCAGTCGGTCCAAAGTGAATCACGTCGTACTTTTTACCATATGCAATATTTCTCACTCGCTCATACCCAGCCTCAAAGTCATTCCACTCGATATCATCCTCAACGACAAGGACGTTTTTCCATTTATGTGCAATCGCCGCCTTTAACACCCCGATATGACTTTGAAGACAACCAATAAAACCGGGCGACGTCTCAACTGCAGTCATTCGAATCACTTTATCACCAAAGCATGAGAGCACTTGACGTGTTCGTTCGTCACGGTCCTTTCGTTTATCGAGATTGATATACACAACCTTATCAACAAACTCCCACATTGTATTAAGCGTTCATATTACTTACATATCTCTAACGCCCAAGAACAATGGTTACATTTGTAACAGCGTTCGTTACCTTACAAGAAGATAGATCAAAGGATAAGTCTCCATCAACGTATGTTGATATGTTCAAAAAAGCCTACGAGTCTGGCGCTCACTTTCATATCTTTGTAAGCGAAGACCTGCTTCATCTTGTAACACAGTTTGACCGTGCTACGATTGAAGTTCTATCGCTTGAAGAAACCAGAACCTGGAGAGATATTGCAACAATTCACCACAGACTTCCTTCATGTCGAACAGACTATCACGACACCGAGCGCTTTCTCGCACTGATGAATGCAAAAACAGAGTTGGTAGCCAGAGTTGCAAAAGAGGATGGACAGTATGCATGGATTGATTTTGGCATCTTTCATATGATTCACAGACACGATGAAGGGATTGAACGAATCAGACTGTTGCAAAATACAGTTCGCAATGGACTTTGGATTCCAGGATGCTGGGACAAGGGAATGCCATCGTTTGATTCGGTTCACTGGCGGTTCTGCGGCAGTTTCTTCATAGGAGATCGTGCGTCTGTTTTAGAGTTTGATAAGCGAATGTCAGAATCCTTTCCGCGTTTTCTTCAGGAAGGAATCCTTGCATGGGAGGTCAATGTATGGGCTCGACTCGAAGCAGAAGGATGGTCACCATCGTGGTACAGAGCCAATCACGATGACTCGATTCTATGCATTCCATCTGATGCGTTCATGACCGTTGCAAGTCTGACCTCCATTCCTCCTCGTGAAGCTGAGTGCCGATTGGCAATCGATTCTCTTCTTCATCAGGTAGACCATATCTACCTCGCACTCTCAACGTCGTATCGGAGGTTCGGCAACTACGCGCCACCTGCATATCTACAAGAAGAACCATATGCATCAAAGGTGACCGTATGTATCGGCGAGGATTTCGGTCCAGCGAGCAAGTATATTGGAACAACACCGCCCGATAATACATGGGTGTTTGTCTGTGATGACGATCAAGAGTATGCTCCGAATCTGATTTCCAGAATGAAATCCAACCTGCGTGCCATTGGGGTCTATCAGAATCACTATCACTCCATCAAAGAAAAGACATCGGGTGGTATGGTGCATGGATATGTTGGAAATCTGGTTCATTCGTCCGTTCTGAAGGGGCTCCGTTCATTTCCACTTCCCGAGTGCGCACGCTTCGTAGACGATCAATGGGTTTCGATGTATTGTCAGATCAACAACGTTCCGGTGTTTCCCACTGAGGTTGAGCACTACGAGGAGATCTTCAAGGTAACGGAAAATGGCCACGAGAAGCTTGGAACAGAATCCCTTTCTGGCCTCAATACACGCGCTGATAAGGTGTGTGAACTTGAGAACTACTTTGGCGTTTCCTTTTTAGACAAGAGAGCGTGAGATGACATAATGAAGTGTATCTATATCAATCTTGATCGTCGAACCGATAGAAGAGCTGAACTAGAAGCCGAACTAGAGCAAATGGGAATCGAGGCCGAGCGGTTCCCTGCAATTGAACGAGAGCCCGGTGGAATTGGATGCACTGCATCTCATATTGCAGTGCTGAAGCTGGCACGTGAGCGTGGGTATGAGGAAGTGATGATTCTGGAAGACGATTTCTCCTTCAAGGTCACCAAAGATGAGCTTGAACAAGCACTGAAGTCCCTTCCAGTATACTATGATATGGTCCTATTGGCATTCAAGCTTATACGCGGAATACCAAGTAGTCCTCCGCTTGGTCGGGTGTTCGAAGCGCAAACAACGGGTGGGTATATCATTCATTCGAGGTATTACACAACGTTGATCGATCGATGGACGCAGGGCCTAGCCCTCTACGAAATGTATCCGGAGCAGCATTGGAACTATATTTTAGATCAGTATTGGAAACCCCTTCAGAAGATTCATACATGGTACTACTTTATTAAACCGATTGGAATGCAGAGACCAAGTTGGAGTGATCTTGGAAAGCAGATGATGCTAGACTACCATTGAAAGATTCGCCGCCACCACGACTTCTGCGATGCGAACTTCGCATTCCATTCATCAATCGTGAACTGATTCCCCATGCTGCCGTTACAGCGTGAACAGATAGGAATCAAGTTATCTATACCGGTGACACCACCCTTAGACTCAGGGATGTTGTGACCGCATTGGAAATCAAATACAGATATGCGGTTCGTACACCATGTGATCTTGCACTTTGAATCAAAGACCCTTCCAACTTTTAAGACCCAGACCTGTTCACGCAGTGCTCTTGGTATTTTTGTTTTTGCACTCATTGTATCTCCTTACCTCACAGCTGTATATGCGTTTACGCGGAACGGCGTCGGCATGCCAGATGCCGCCTCAACGAAGGAGTTGCGCGGCATATGGTTGGTCCTCTGGTCATACGATGAGTGCTCAAGTTCCTGCGTGCGCTGGTCCTGACTGCGGTCCAGCATCTCAGGCTGGAACTTTTCCTGTGCTCCCGAGAGAGTCCAAACAAACCAGAGTGTAGCAACCGCTGCAAGAAGAGCGACGATGTGAAGCATTGTTTTACTCGGGCAATAAAAAACGAACTCTTTCCGTCCTAGTAGAAAGGAGCATGTCGGAAGATAAAGCACTTGCAACACTTAGAATTCACTTTGAGCGTCGTAAGCTCCCCACCGAGACGAAGGTAGTCGTCACTGGTCTGAAGGATGTGAATGCGTACATGATGGGCGATATCCTGGTCATCTTTAGTCAGAAGGACAAGATGTTGGAGCGGGATGTCAATACATACCTTGCGTATGTGGCGGAGAATGACTATAAGAATGGAATGGTTGTGGTCTCGAAGTCGAACCCATCTGGAAACCTGATGAACCTGATCCGCACGACCTTTATCAAGGAACGCATGCAGTTCTTCCATCTGCGCGAGCTTCAGATGGATATCACGACACATCGCATGTCTGTACCGCATCGTATACTTAGCCCAGATGAGGCTAAGGTGGTTCTCGACAAGAACCGTATTGTGAAGCCAGAAGACCAGATGCCGTGGATTGATTCACAGGACATCCAGGCTCGCATCATTGGCGCAGTACCGGGAAATATCATTGAGATTATCCGTCACAGCGACACGGTTGGACAGAGCGTGTATTATCGGTATTGCGTAGCTGATGTAAATGTTGCCTAGACACAATGGATCCGACTGCTGCGGGCAATATGGCCGACTTACGGGATGAGTTCAGGAAGCGACAGGAAGTGTACGACGGACTCGTCCAACATGCACTTACAACCAATGATGCATCTGCATTGTCCGATATCGCAGAAGCAAAGAAGGCAATGAACGACACTCTGTCTAAAATGCTCGCCCTTTCTTCACGAACCGGAACTGCGGAGGAACAGGAGGAACTGATTGAACGTATTATGAAAATTCAGCGGGACTATAATGGTATTCTTGTAAGCACTGATAAGCTTGAGACACTTCGCAGGATTCATCAGTTCGAAGAGGTCCAAAAAGGAACTGGAACAAAGATATTCGGAGCTCTTTTTGCTGCAGCATCCCTTGCACTGCTGATCATGTTGTTCAGGCGCTGAGTGCAACGCTGATGCCGATAATCAATGACAAGACGACAACTCGAGTGATCAAGGCACCATAATCAATCTGTGGAGGAGTGTCCACGCTTGATACAGCCAGTTCGTTCGCGATCTTCGGACCTTCCTCTTTCAACGTCTGTGCCTTCTCATGAAGAGCTTCTAGTTCAGGATTTGAGTCCTTGTACTCATCGAGGAATGTCTGAATGTAAAACTGGTTCTGCTGAACCTGATCGCGCATGGCCACCTGATAGGCTTCGATTGCACTTTGAACCTGGATCACTGCCGTTTGGTCACCAGTCTTTTTTGATGCAACGAATGCGGTCGAGTATGCATCAAGCAGTGTCTGGTAGTCCTCAGAAATAGATGTAAAGTATCCATCTCCATTTGGCGCTACAACGTCAAACTTCTCGTGTTCGCGAGCTTTGATTGTTGCGACCATAATCAGCGCAAACAAAAGGGCTGTGAGCCACCCAACCATTATCTTGTAGGAGTAATAAAATGCCGACTGCGCAATCCTTCTATGAACCATCTGCTCCGGCTCGTCACATGCGTGGCGTGGATGCCTCCGAATACACTCGATTTGTCCGTATGGCGGCTACCGTTGCGCCGTACATCGACCCGAAGACAACGTTCAACAGGCCTTATGCCCGCAATGGGCAGAGTCAGGAGGCTAACTTGGATGCTCGCTTCGCTAGCACAATCTTCGGTGGCCTAAGACCGTTTGTTGTGAATAAGTAATGAGTTGTCCATCTGGATTTGAAGCGACAGTAGGAGATGCCTGTCGCATCGCATGCCCACCAGACTTCAAGTACATACAGGAAGCAGATAACGAGAAATGCATGTCGATCTCGGACAATCGCTATTTCTTACGTCTCCAGAAGATCCCTAAGACTGCGTCGTTAACGGTCTTTACTGAAGAACAGGCCAGGTTCTTCACTGACTTTATCGGACTTACGAGGCGCATTGCGAAAGATAAGGAAGACGAAGAAGAAAAGTCACGAGAATCCGTGATGGCTAATGATGGTGTCGCCGCAGCATATGCAGAAGCGATTGAGGAGCTAAAGCCTCTACGGCCCCCGACACAACCAACTGTTGACATCAAGGATGCACAACTGAGTATCCGCGAGATCTCTGCAGTTAGTTTGAAGACTCTTCAGATCTGCCTATTCTTTGTGGTGATCGCATTCCTCGAGTACTTCCTGCTTCCGCCATCTATCGTGCACGGTGTCGCATTTTTCACATTGTGTGTTGGGTTCTCCCTAGCAATCTATCTTTCCAATAAATAATGGGTAACGCACAGTTCAAGTGTCCATCAGATACAGTGAGTGGCGCTTCGCCTCTCTCGTGCGTAATGGCATGCCATGATGGGTATGAGTTGCGAACAGTGGACGG